GGGGAAGTTAGCGCGATAAGATAATTATCATGGAGCCAGCGTATATATCGTGAAATTAATTCACGAACTGGTTTGCAACACCAAGAAGTTATACGCAAGGCATTGGCTTTCAATAGTGACAATCGAGCAGCAATCGCCTCATTCTCATGATCGTCACCAACTGGTAAAGACTTGTATAGTAAAGAACTAACAACTTTATCAGCATCTGGAATAGGAAACATCATTCCATATTCCTCCTGAAATGCATGAGATAAAAATTTCAAATCTCGAAGTTTACCGCATTTAGTTGCTTCAGGTTTCATTATTAAGCCAATCTCGTTCCAGACAGCAGCAACAGCTTTTATATTAAAAAAATCAACACATTCGTCTGAAACTGTCCACAATGAATCATCCCCACATAAAGCACAACTAACATTGCTATGAAAATAAAGATAATCTGCAGGTCCACCCAATTTCATCCAGGCATACACAAAAAGCATATAGTGGATCATCGTATTTGTAACAATAGTTAACGAACTACCACTAGGATTTCCCTGGAATTTAGAATACAACTCGCCATTCGGACAAATAATCTGACCATAAATAATATTTTGGAAATATGCTCGACAAAGAGCTTTAATTTCATCCGTTTGATTATTCAAATCATAAAATGAGAGAAAAACTTCCCCCAAAGCTTCTATCCAAGCAGGGTGAATAATAGCATCAAAACTACTAAAATCACCTTCAAAAGCATTCGGATGATTATTTAATGATCGATATAATTTATCCCAACCACGGGCGAACAATGAGCTACCAACTTTACTCCAAAAACCTGGAGATTCAGCCTGAGAGTAAAACTTTGATGTCATATCTCCAAACAGAGCGACACCTAGAGCTGTATTTCGAAAGCTAGCCGACGTAAAGGTTCGAAACTTATTTTGCTTAACTTTCTCAGTAGCTCGTAATTCTTCTTTTGGTGAACAAACATATATCTCAGAGACATTTCCTCTCAAAAACGCTTCCTTTAATTTTTCCATTTCGGAAATCACAAACTCAGGTTGCGCAAAAATATCTCTTTTATTACCATAACCTTTACCATAAAAACAACTACGATTATAAGGAAAACCTGGGCTAGACGATAAATTCATCATTGATTTAATATAATCAAAATCCCAGTTCACTCTTGAATTCCCCATACAAGCAAAATGCCTCTTACACCAATCCTTGCAAATGCTAAGGATCTCTGGTTCTGGACAAACTAAAGGTGATTCATACTTTCTAACTGATATATAGGCTGAATCACCATGCGGAATCCCATAAGTCCACTTGGTGTAATAATCATAAGGATCTTTATCACCGAATTGTTCTCTCATAAAACGATAGAACAAACGATCTTTTCGATCACGTTGCTTGAAATCGCATTGTTTATATGGATAACGATAACATTTCTTACTAAGAAAATATTTCCCTCTAGCTTCCTCGGGCGCCACCCCATACAAGGAAGTTAGATCTTCAACAGGAGTTAGAGGGATAAGCGAAAATGTTGCACTAAAAGTGCTTCATTTCGCTCCCCGGCCTTAACACCGCCAAGCAAATGGTCGGCTACAACATATTTACCTTGCATAATAGCCATACCACAATTACCACGATCTGTAGGTAAATTATGGAAAAGAATATCATCTTTAACATCTTGAACTTTCCCATGAGCAAAATAATGCTCTTCCTCAGATTGGTTTCCCATACTCCAACCCCAAATTGATGCACCTATAGATGGAACAGGCCCCATCCTCACTTGTGGAATACGAACGCTACTCCTAGGATGGACAGCAAAAATAGTGGACAGACATCCTCTAATGCAAATCTTAACCTCTTTGTCATCTAAATTTTGGATGCTATCAATTTCTTTCTTAGTAAGATCTCGCTCAAAGCCAACACGATGAAATTTCACGTGAGCACTAACTAAGGTGGGAATTTCGTGATCATGAAACATAATTTGCATTTTATCACGAGCATGAAAACACTGAGCCTTCATATTCTTCACCTGTTTCTGGGAATCAAGATAACTATATTCAACAATCCCAAAAGCTTTCTTAACTTCCTCAAAATCTGATTCTGTAAGGTAATTCTTACCAACAATCATAGATTCTTGTTTCTTTGAGGAAGCTTTAGGAGACCACTTCCCAGTCTTAGCAGCGGTAGAATGTACCATGCGGCAATTATCCTGTCGTCTTATGGCACATCTCGGATTATTACAAGGGAGTTTACGAAAGTAATCTTCAGCTCCGACATGATTAAATTTACAAGTATTCCGGCGTTGACAACCCGGATCTAATCTTTCATTGTAACAATAACCCAAAGATCGCTGCGTAGCTTCAACCTTTCCTTCATACTGCTTCATAGGCTGGCGTCTTAATGTAAATAAATCCAAAGCAATATTCACAATATTAGCTCCAAAAGCAAATCCAGCACCCTGAACGGCAGCTTCACCGAAACCCATACCAGTTTCGGGCGTTTTAAACTCCTTTTGGTGTTCTTTAAAGAATTTCACTACTTCTTCAGCAGTGCCAGGAAATTTAATTACACGGAAAGGTTCAACATCAAGAAAAGCTCCTAAATTTACAAAATGTGTCTCACATTTACCATTATAGAGATGTTTTTCAATCACGACATAACACGGATTATTATGGTCACCTCGGCAGCAAGATTCAACGCCGCCACTAACAGATACAAAATCATTGTGACCAGTTGGACCTTCATTATGATAATCAGCCCAAAACTGTTCAAACTGATCGGCTGTCTGGTTCAACATCATACCAAAGGTCTCATCATCCGTATAAACAAAATGTCGTGTTTGCCATTCTCCTGAATTAGGATCAAAAAAATCATATGGCATAACATCTCCAAAATTCCTTTTCTTAGCTTTGAGCCAAGAATCAGTGTAAATCTCAAACAAAGAAGTATCAAAACGTCTTCTATCTCGATGTCGATGGCGTCTTCGCTTACCATCTTCATCACCTTCACACTGATCTTTCTTGTTATCATCTAGCTTATCTGATTCAGGTTTCTCCTTTCTCTTAAGCCATAAGATTGCACCTATAACAAGCACAAACATACCAGCTATAACCCAAGGATTTTTCAAACTCTCCATCACAGACATCTTCTCAATCTGAACAATCGAAACGGCAGGAAAAC